GTATTAGAATTGTCTCTAAATGATCCTGCGCCTTTAGAATCTGTAGTAGTTGTGGATGCTCCTGAATAACTAACTAAAGATGGAAATCTTTTATAAGTGTTTGCTGCATAATAAACATTGTTTGCAACATTAGCTCCCTGCTTATTATGATCTGGCTGGTCAGGTAGCCATTCTCCAAAAGGTACTTGCATTTATCTCCTAACTATTGCTGGTCGCTGTGCTGGTGTAGCGACTGCCAAATGGCGATGCCACTGTGTCCTCTGAACGGACTTGCAAAGGTGAACCAGAGAATTGATCTTCCCTGTCGTTTCTTTCCAAGCGTTCAAGCGTTGTAATATATAATTGCTGCCATTGCTGAACTTGCGCTGGATCAAAGCCTCCCAAGAAATTAGCTGCATGGTATAATGAACCATATAGATAAATGGATGGATGGTCTGTTAATATCCAGTTCGATGTATTGCTGTCCGACAAGGCATCAAATTTTTTATAATAGTTTAAATATCCTGTATAGGATGTGTCTGGTTTTGGAGAAAACCTGAAGGTGTCTCCCAAGATGGTAAATAATTCTGGTGTACCGGATGTGGACGTTCCTCTTAACTGATCCATGTGCGATGGAGAGGTATATCTTAAAGCATATTTTGTGGCACCTGATAAAATATAAAAATTTCTTACCTGTAAAAATCCTGTAGGCAAACTTTCTGTTTCACTATCAATGGTAATCGTTGTTTGTGTAACCATTTTTCTAATTCTTAATTTTGAATTAAAGTCCGCCTCCGTTAGAGTAATAAAATCATCCGCTATTTCAGATGTTAAATCCGTTCTATTGAGCCAGTTGGCTATTGCTGTTTTAAGAGTTGAATATGATGTTAGTGCCATTAAAATCTTCCTGGTGCTGTTCTAAAATATCTAAAATCAGAACTGTTTAATTTTTCCTTTAATATTTTTGTTTGAACCTGTTTTGGCAATCCAAACCAGTTGCCATTATTTTGATCCCTGTTGTATTCTTTGGCCCAGATTTCTAAAACAATGGTCGGTATGGATGCCACCCTTTTTAAACCTTTGCCAGGCGAATACCCATCGTTTTGAGTATAAAGTTTTTTATTATGATCTAGGATAGGTTTATGATTAACCACCCTTTGATGAACCACACCTTTATCTTCATGGGGTATAAAGTTATCTGTAATTAAACCATCTCTTTCAATGTTTCTTTTTTTCATACTCTGCCCTGACCTCTATAAAATGGTTTTTTTCCTATCTGCCTTCGTTTGTTTTTATTCATGCTGCTGGTAATGGGTCTTCTGCCAATACTTGTGCCTTTTAAAGTTTTTGTATATTGAACTTTAGTACCATACTTGGGCGGCTTAGCCATTACGCACTAAGTTCAGTACAATACAAAGTACCATCGCCACTTGTTCTAATCGCAGCTATTTTTTCACCAGGAGAAACTTTAATAATTTCTATTTCACCTGCTGGTAAATAGGCATCGCTGGTTGCAGCGGTAGGTGATCCGGCAAAAACAATATGACAGTTTGTAGTAGAAACCACTCTTGCATATTCAGTTTGAGTTCCAAATGCTGTGCTGATTGCTGCGCTTGATGCCGCTACTGATATTGTTTGAGTTGTTCCATGTCTTAAACCATAATTTATACTCATTTTATTTTCCTTATTTTTTATATTTAACTTTTTTGCCCTTTTTCTTTGCATAGGATTTAGCTTTTTTCATTCCTGATTTAGTATATGAAAATTTTCTTCTTCCCACTTTTGGCATAATCGTTTCCTTTGGTTAAGGGGAGGAAAAACCGCTAGGTTAGAGCCTCCCCATTATTTTGTAATTATCTTCTAATAACGAATGTCACTACACATTCACAAGCTGTAGATGATCCACCATTAGTAATCATTTCAATAGTGCCATCTTCTTCAACTCTACGTTCAGCAGTCGGTTCGGATGTATCTACATCACCTGCCGCAGAACCAGATTGAGTAACTGTAATTGCAGAGCCAGTCATAGCTGTTCCGCCAATTTCCCAAGTCAAAGCTGCGTTAGCAGTTGATATTGCATTTTTAATAGATGTTATAATTTTTATAACATCTCCGCCATCAGGCACAGGTACAAAAGTTGAACCTGCTGTACTGATGTCAGTTATTTTTGCAGTTAAAAAATAGTCGTTTAATGTTCTCATTGTTTTTTCCTTTATTTGCTTCGTTCCGCCTTAAAGACTTCAAAGACCAAACAAAATTGTTGTTGTTAAATGAACAAGGCGGATTGCTCCGCCTTATCCTATCCTGTTATGGATTATGATGTTGTTAAATCAAAAACTCCACCTGAAGCAGCTTCGTTTCTAGCTTCAAGCGTATATTCCGCTAATAGGAATTGTTTTGATGCGTCACCAGTTTTTGCAAGATCTTCCAGTTGGAAGTCTCTCAAGAAAGCAAGAGCCCACATATCAGGTGTGATAATGTGAACCGATCTAGCTGGAGAGAATCTGTTTGGTGCTACGGTTAATGCTCCGAAATCACTTTCGTAAATTTCTACAGCCGCAACCAATCTTTTATTCTCTGCTGGATCGAATCTTGTAGATCCGCCAGTAAAGCCAGAAAGTTTCTGCTTATTGAAAGAGCCGCACATAACCATAGTGGGATCTCCACCAGCGTCCCAAACCAGTTTTAAAGCTGCTTTGAGTTGTGCTTCTGTGAAAGCTCTTTGTGTACCATTCGTTCTAGCGTCTGATCCATCACCAGTTGGTGAAGATGGACTACCAGCAGATGACATAACGTCATTTGTAGCAATCCAAGACTCTATTCCGCCTAGTTCTCTTGCAGTTGTGTCGTTACCTGCAACTTTAGCGTTGTTAGCGCAAAGTGAAGTTTCCATATCTCTTTTAATCTCTTTTGAAGCTTTTGAGATTTGGTAAGCCAGTTCGTTGTTACGACCAGCTTTATTCACTGCGTCTACTGTGCCTGTAACTATTACAGATTTAGTTGAAATCTGAGAATAATTTCCAAGCCTTGTTGTAGCCGATGGTGCAGAGAAAGTTACTTCGTTACCTTCAATTGCTGCATTTGTTCCTGAAGCAGCAGCTAATGAATCTTTTTGCCATTCATGGTTTGTCATAGACGCTTTCGCTTTAGCGATTGCCGACATGAAAGGCGTATCAGTAGGACTGATATTATAGATTACATTAGAAAGATCTTCTCTTTCTCCAACAGCATCATAGGTACTATATGTTCCACTTACTTGTGCCATATTATTTGTCTCCTAAGTTATTGTTGTTTGTTGTTAATCATGTCTAAAAAAATACTGGTTGCATCATTGATGTTTCCAGTCTTTTTTAAACGACCTAACTTTTCCTTTCGCTTAGTGAGATTGAGTTCGTTTTTGTCCTTTTTCACTCCTGATGAAAAAACTTTGCCAGGTTTAGTAATCTTTTTTGCTAGATTCGGTTTTGAATTTTGCATACTTCGATACTTCATGGCATCGTTCACCAACATAATTATTCTATGGTCATATACTTGTGAAATTTCATGGTCATTAAAACCATAATTAGTCAAAGTAGTTTTCATAGAAGATTTTAATTTACTAGCTTTATCAGGATCAGAAAATTCTGGCATTTTTGATGTCAGTTTTTTTCTTTGATCGTCTAAAAAACTTTCAAATTGTTTATTCTGCTCAGATTGCGTTTTAGCCATAGCTGAATTAAGCTTTTCTTGCTTTCGTCTTAGTCTATGTTCAATCCTTGCAGCTTCAGTTGGATCTTCTTCATACAACTTTTCTAAATCTACAGAATTTTCTTCTGTGTTTAGCTGTTGCTGGGCAACGGACATTAACTGATTCAACTCATTAAGTTTTGAGGAATAGTCTTGCCTTTGTTTTTCAGACTCAGACATAAATTGTTTCTTTTCATAAGAAAGTTCTTCAGTCTTTCGTCTGTAGTCTGCATCTCTTGAGTAACCATTTTTTAATTCTTCTAAGGTGACATCGAATTCTTGACCTGCAACTTTGACCTTGTGGGTGGAATCCTGTTCTTGTGGAATCTCATTTGTTTGTTCTTGAGATACTTCTTCGGAAGCTTCCTCTTTCGATTCTTCTTCCTTTATTTCCTGGACCTCCGGTTGTTCCTCTGTTGAGGATTCCTCTTTTTGTGGTTCAGGAGAATTCTGTTTTTCTTGTACTTCCTGTTTTTGTTCTTTTTCAGGGATGTCTGTTGTATCAGTTTTTTTTTCTTCTGCAACTGGATTCAACAAACCTGTAATTGATTTTGCAGCTTTTTGCAAATCAGTTTCAGCTCCCTTCGTTGGGTTGGCTTGATTGTCTGACATTGTTTTTCCTTGTTAGTTAAGTTCCTCTTGTGAGGTTGACTTATCCTAAACTTACTTGTTTAGAATTTTTTAATTTTGTTGTAAACATATTGTAAATGCCGACTTAGCTCATTTGGTAGAGCAGCCGATTTGTAATCGGCAGGTGGTCTGTTCGAATCAGACAGTCGGCACCATTAAAACTTCTGTTCCTTAATAGGGTTTCTAAAATCCTCTAATTGTTTATTAGCAAGTTTTCCTGTGTCCAGTATTTCCTGGATATGCTGTTCAACTTTTCCTACAATATTATAGGCCAGCCAAAGTTTTTCCCTAGTTTCAGTTTCCTTTGCACCGGTATTTAATAAACTTTCATTGTAAAGATGTTTTAG